TTCCCGTAATTAAGATCAAGCCAGTAAGCGCGTACCCCCGTATACGCTTCGCGGTCAGCAATGCGGAACTGATGGCGATCGCCACTGCTGCGCGTGATGGCGAACGAGGGCAACGGCTGGCCCTGTGCGTTCACGCCACCGCCTGGCATGATGAATAACAGATTACCGCTTTTTACCGTGGTGATTGCGCCCAACATTTCCGCCATGCGCGTAAGGAAGGACATGTCGCTTTCTTCGGTCTGGTCGGCGTGGTCGATTTCGATATCCATCAGCATTTCGCTGATTTGCGGTTTCAGACCGTACCGATGAGCGATGGCGGATACCACACGCTCAACGGTCACATCATGCCAGGACACCTCACGTTTAACGTTAAATTCATCCCGAAAATCTGCGCTTCTGGCTGAAACAGTCAGCCTGTCCGGCGGTCCTTCGTGAGCGATTTCATCAACAATGTAAGTGCCTTTTTCTGTCAGCGGTTCTCCTTTCCAGCCAATGAGAACCGTCAGGCGCGCGCCCCGTGGCGGTAGCTGCAACTGACCATCCGCATCATCCAGCGTGATGGTGAGCTGGTCCGCCTCAAATCCCCGGTTGTCGGTCAGTGACAGGCTCATCAGGCGCTCTGCCACGCCTGACAGCGTTTTACCCTCCGCGAGAATATCAAAATCCGGCATTTTCACGGGGTCTGTGCCCTGACTGAGCAATTGCATGGTGGTGTCGGTCATCTGCTCCCTCCCTGTGCGGCATGGTCGCATGTGCGTGCGGAGGGGGTTACTGCTTTTTGTTGTCGCCGTGGCGGGAGAACGGCGCAGGGGTGAGATTACGCGCGTGGTGGGTGATGATTGTTGCCGAATCATTTAACGGATACAAGGGGCTGAAGCTATGAGTGAAACTCGTTTTCATGGTGCCCGTGTTACGGAAAATACCGACCTGGTAACAGCGATTAACGATGTTGATTCCAGCGTTATCGGTATCGTGGCAACGGCGGATGATGCGGACGCGAAGCTGTTCCCGCTGAACAAGCCCACACTGCTGACCCGCGTCAATGACGTGCTGGGAAAATGCGGGAACAACGGGGACGCTTTATCGTGCGCTTAAGGCCATCGCAGACCAGGTGAGCACAAAGGTGATCGTCGTTCGCGTGGCTGAACACAAAGAAGAAGACGGAAAAACGCAGGATCAACTGGTTATCGGTGGTTCTGAATCTGACGGCAGCTATACGGGGATGTATGCGCTGCTTGTTGCAGAGCAGGATGAAAGCATCGGATACCGTCCGCGTATTCTGGCCGCGCCGGAGCTGGACACGGAGGCGGTAACAAAATCCCTGTGCGTGATTGCGGGTAAACTGCGCGCGTTTGTGTATGCCTCATGTCACGGCTGTAACACGATGGCTGAGGCGATTACCTACCGCCAGAAATTCAACGAACGTGAGGTGATGCTCTTATGGCCGGACTTCATCGCCTACAACCCGAAAAGTGGCAAAAACGAAACGTTCCCCGCGCCTGCCTATGCGTGCGGCCTTCGTGCGTACATTGACCATGAGCAGGGTTGGCACAAATCGCTGTCCAACGTTCCGGTTAAAAATGTGCTGGGGATGTCCAGGCATGTGTTCTGGTCGTTGCAGGCCGAAGACAGTGATGCCAACAGCCTCAACAACAAAGAAATCACGACCATTATTCGTCGCAACGGGTTCCGCTTCTGGGGCAACCGCACACCGGAAACGAACGCCTACATCTTTGAGGTGTATACCCGAACCGCACAGGTGCTGGCTGATTCAATTGCGGAAGCGCAGTTTGAAACCATCGATAGTCCACTGACGCCTGCGAACGTGAAGGATGTTATCAGTGCCATCAGGGCAAAACTGGATTCACTGGTGACTGCCGGGAAACTGATTGGGGCGTCGTGCTGGTATGACGTGGTGGATAACAGCACCACGAATTTACGTCAGGGGCGTGTGCATATTCGCTACAAATATACGCCCGTTCCTCCGCTGGAAGACATGGAGCTTTACCAGTCGTTTACTGATGAATTCTTTGGTCCCGCATTTGCGGTGCTGGGAGGTGCCTGATGGCTGTACCAAAACATCTTCGCTTTTTTACGCTGTTTGTGGATGGTGAAAACGAAGTGGGTAAGGTGACGTCCGTCACCCTGCCTAAACTGACGCGCAAAACCGACAGCTACCGGGGTGGTGGCATGATGGGTGCGGTAAGTATTGATCTCGGTCTGGACGACTCCGCGCTTGATGCGAGCTTTGTCATGGGGGGCGCAGTTCGTGAGCTGTTCCTTAAGTATGGCGGCACGATTGACGGCACGCTACTGCGTTTTGCGGGTGAATACTACACCGATGCAGAAAGCGACCTGTATGAAGTCGAAATGCGCGGACGCGTGACGGAAATTGATATGGGGGAAGCCAAACAGGGCGAAGCCACATCACACACTTACGCCATTAAAAACACCTACTACAAGCTGAGTGTTAACGATCGTCCGTTGTGGGAGATTGACCTGCTGAACTTCATTTACCGGAAGGACGGCAAGGACATTGTGCCCGATCGCATCCGTTCCGCGCTTGGGCTTGGCTGATAAGTAATATGCAGGCGGCGCAGTGCGTCGCCTCTGACTGAAAGGAGTTTCCTGATGAAAGAGACGAAAAACATCGATACCGAAAACACGGTAGTTGCTGACACTGTGAAAGAAACCAGTGAGCGTGGCGTAAAACTTACCCAACCAATTGAGCGAGGCGGCGAAAAAATCACGTATGTGGAGATCACCGGGGCTATTGAGCAGGCTGGATCTCTGCGAGATTTGTCGCTGTCTGATGTGCTGAATCTGAAAGCGGAATCCATGTTTACGCTGCTGTCACGAGTGACATCACCGCGACTGGATGAAGTGACGATCAAAAAAATGGCATCCCGTGACTTTATTCAGTTATGTGTGGTTGCCGTAAATTTTTTGAGCGGTGCGGACTCTGGCGGGAAGAACGAACAGGCGACGGAAGCCTGATCACGGTTGTGTGCTTTGAGCACATAGAAGACTTTGTGGCAGATATTGCCGTTATTTTTAACTGGTCGCCCGCCGAAATCTTCATGATGACGCCCGGCGAAGTGGTTAGCTGGCGTGAGCGGGCGGCACTTCGCAGCGGGAATGCAGACAATGAAGACTCTTGATATCCGGGTCGCTTTCAGCGCCGTTGACAGGCTGACCCAGCCTGCCGAAAACGCCCGCCGCCTGATGGGGCAGTTTGGTGACTCCATCCAGCGAACGCAGGGGGCGATCAAAAATCTCGAGCGTCAGGCGCGTTCATTTGAGCGCGCCCGCGACGCTGTCAGTAAAGCGGATGCGGGTATCGTGAAAGCACGACGCCAGCTTAACGCCCTTAATCAGTTACAACGCACGGGTACAGTGCTCAGCGAAAAACAACAAAAGCTGATGCAGCAGTTAAGCACCCGGCTTGAACGCCTGAATGAATCGCGCACGCGGGAAATTCAGAAAATGCGGGAGCTTGGCGGAGAGCTGAAACGCCACGGCATTTCCCTGACAGGCAGCGATAACACCATCCAGCAGGCCATCAGACGCACCGAACAGTACAACAATCAGCTTGAACGCGAACGGCAGGCGCTTGCGCGTGTAACGCGGGCGCGTGAGCGGTATTCGCGCGCGCAGGAAACAGCGGGAAAACTGAAAACAGGTGGTGCACTGGCAATTGGTGCGGCAGCGGCGGGCGGCTATGCTGCCGGGCGTTTTTTGCAGCCTGCGATCGGGTTCGGGAAAGAGATGTCCCGCGTTCAGGCACTGACGCGAATCGACCAGAACAGCCCGCAGTTTAAGGCGCTGCGTGAGCAGGCGTTAAAACTTGGCTCTGAAACGCAGTTCACCGCAGGCGATGCCGCCAGTGGGCAGGCATTTCTGGCAATGGCTGGCTTCACACCGCAGGCCATTCAGGCTGCGCTTCCCGGCGTGCTGAGCATGGCAACGGCTGGCGGTATGGACCTTGGCGAGACGGCAGATATTGGCTCAAATATCCTGACGCAGTTCGGCCTCTCCGCTGACCAGATGGACCGGGTCGGTGACACGCTTACAGCAGTGTTTACCCGTACTAACACTGACCTTCGCGCACTGGGCGAAACCATGAAATATGCAGGTCCGGTGGCGGGTAAGCTGGGAATATCGCTGGAGCAGGCCGCAGCGATGGCGGGCGTGCTGGCGAATATGGGTATCAGAGGGAGTGATGCCGGGACGGCAATGCGTGCCAGCCTGGCTCGTCTGGCATCACCGCCAAAGGCGGCAGCAGAAGCGCTGAAAGAGCTGGGTGTGTCCGTCTCTGATGCGAACGGCAAAATGCGCCCGATGGAAGATGTGCTGGCCGACCTTTATAAAGCCACCCGTAAATACGGGGAAGTTGACCGGGTATCGTTCTTTAAGGACATTGCCGGGGAAGAGGCTTTCACGTCGTTTATGGCTCTCGTTGATGCGGCGGGTGACGGCTCCCTGCCCAAACTGAGAAAAGAACTTGAGGGCGCACGCGGTGAGGCTGAACGCACGGCAAAGGTTATGGCCAATAACCTTGATGGCGACCTGAAATCACTCGGCAGTGCATGGGAAGGGCTGCGTATCCGCATTGCAGATCTGATTGATGGTCCGCTGCGTTCTGTCACGCAGTGGCTCACGCGGGTGGTCTCAAAGGTGACGGCGCTGGCACAGGCCCATCCGGTACTGACGCGCCAGTTACTGATAGCAGGCGGTGCGCTGCTGGCAATGACTGCAACGGTTGGCTCGTTGTCGCTGGTTATTGGAGTGCTTCACGGGAAGCTGGCCACGTTGCGTCTTGGTTTTTCTCTCCTGACCGGATCAATGAATGCTGTCAGGCTCCTGCCAGCACTATGGGGAATGGTGACGGGTTCCGTTTCGTTACTGGGGGGCGCTATCGGGGCGCTGTTCAGCCCGGTCGGATTGATTGCTGCTGCGTTTGTGGCTGCGGCAGTTCTCATCTGGAAATACTGGGAACCCATCAAGGCGTTTTATGCCGGGGTGTTCAGCGGGATTATGGAGCGGCTGGCCCCGTTACGCGAAACCTTTGAACGGTTTGGTCCTGTTTTTGACGCAATCGGAAGCGGGATAAGTCAGGTGTTTAACTGGTTTAAATCGTTGCTGTCACCGATGGAGTCCAGCAAGGAAACGCTGGATAAATGTACCAGTGCTGGCGAGATATTCGGTAACGTTCTTGGCGGTGCGTTACAGCTTGTTCTGACGCCCGCAAAAATGTTGCTGGATACGCTGGCGTGGATACTTGAAAAACTCGGTGTGCTTCCGGATGAAGCGGAAAGGGCGAGAAAGAAAATCGAAGACGCACAGCGTGCGGCCATTCTTCAGGACAAGGTTGCTCTGTTTCAGGGAGACATTGCGAAAATCAATCCGCCGAAGTCTGCGGAAAATGGCAATGGCACCGGAGGTGATAAACCCAAAGACAATAAACCGCTCACAGACAGCAATACCGGTACGCTACGCAGACTCAGCAAAATTGCTGATAACACAGGTAAGCTGGTTGATGAGACGAAAAAACGTATTGGCCCCGGCGATATTGTCTTTAAGAACCTGCCCCGCGCACTTGCCGTTCGTGGGGAGTGGCAGGAGCGGAAGATTGTGCAGGTCAGTAAGCCTGCCCCCGCAATTAATATCACACCCGTGGTCCCGGCTCCGCTGCCTCCGGCGCTGGTCCCTGTTGTTGCGGCCAACTCCCGCCCGGTGGCGGAGGCCATACGATCTCCAGTGGCATCAGTTCCTGTAACTTCCCGTAACCGGGAGCCTGTTGCCTCCGGATTTGGTGGTGAAATTCATGTTCATCTGCATAACGTTGTTACGCAGAATCCCCGCGAACTGGCGAAACTGGTCGGTGAAATGGTCAGGGCAGAAATGGAACGGCGCGCCCGTGCCGGGCGTGGCAGTTTTTACGATAAAGATTGAGGAGTCATGGCCATGATGATGATCTACGGCATGTTTGTTTTTGAGCTGCGCACGCTGCCGCATCAGCAGTTACAGCAAAACAAAAGCTGGCGGCATGTGAAAAATGAACGCGTTAACCGTTCAGCAAGCTGGCAGTATATCGGTGCAGGTGATGATCGCATCGTTCTTTCTGGTGTGCTTTATCCTGAAATTACAGGTGGCGAAGTGTCGCTGTCGCTGCTGACCACGCAGGCGTATACAGGACGACCCTGGCCTTTGATTGATGGCGTCGGGCAGATTTACGGCATGTATGTCCTGACCGGAACGAACACGACCCGTTCCGAGTTTGATCGCTACGGTAAGGCGAAAAAGATAGAATTTTCACTGACCCTTGAACGCTGTGATGAGGATTTGCGGGAGCGCCTGCAATCCTCATCGTTCAGCGATATGCTGTCCGGCTTCAAAGATAAAGTGACATCATCCCTTAACAGCGCGGCCAGTTCAGTTAAAGGGCTGTTCTGATTTAATGCTGGCCACTCATACCTGGTAATAAGTGGCCAGTCTTAACACTCACCATTTGATTGCACCCGCGTTAACGATTTGTTACTGGGTATCAGACATGCTGGATAGCCAGTAGAAACATACCATTAAAATTATTACAATAATTGGTCACATGATTATCTTATGCTGAATAATAGAGATATGAATATTAATGAACTTAAAGACTGTATTCACTATGAAGTAATCGGTAGCGAGCGTCCTTTCTCCTGGCGAAAGGCAATTGTTCGCGCAATAAAACATAGAAGACTTCGTTATTTATTTTGGTGGCGCATAGCCAAATACCTTTTTGATAAAGGCGGATACTGCCGGAAGATTGCGGGGAAAATAGAACGTTTCATTCTTGGGTAGTGACTCCAACTTACTGATAGTGTTTTATGTTCAGATAATGCCCGATGACCTTGTCATGCAGCTCCACCGATTTTGAGAACGACAGTGACTTCCGTCCCAGCCTTGCCAGATGTTGTCTCAGATTCAGATTATGTCGCTCAATGCGCTGAGTGTAACGCTTGCTGATAACGTGCAGCTTTCCCTTCAGGCGTGATTCATACAGCGGCCAGCCATCCGTCATCCATACCACGACCTCAAAGGCCGACAGCAGGCTCAGAAGACGCGCCAGTGTGGCCAGAGTGCGTTCACCGAAAACGTGCGCCACAACTGTCCTCCGTATCCTGTCATACGCGTAAAACAGCCAGCGCTGACGTGATTTAGCACCGACGTAGCCCCACTGTTCGTCCATTTCCGCGCAGACAATCACATCACTGCCCGGTTGTATGCGCGAGGTTACCGACTGCGGCCTGAGTTTTTTAAGTGACGTAAAACCGTGTTGAGGCCAACGCCCATAATGCGGGCAGTTGCCCGGCATCCAACGCCATTCATGGCCATATCAATGATTTTCTGGTGCGTACCGGGTTGAGAAGCGGTGTAAGTGAACTGCAGTTGCCATGTTTTACGGCAGTGAGAGCAGAGATAGCGCTGATGTCCGGCGGTGCTTTTGCCGTTACGCACCACCCCGTCAGTAGCTGAACAGGAGGGACAGCTGATAGAAACAGAAGCCACTGGAGCACCTCAAAAACACCATCATACACTAAATCAGTAAGTTGGCAGCATCACCCAGGTTTGGCTCGAATAAAAGGTAAAACATTTGGTGCGTTACCGTTAGATAACAATAATCCATTTTGGCTAGATAATGATGCCGCCCCAGGGTTAAAAAAGAGCCTGGGGGATGTCACTAAGGCTGCATTTGATTTATGTGATAAGTAACTAAAATGTCGGTTCGTAAGATTCCATCAGGTAAATGGCTTTGCGAATGTTATCCCTACGGGGCATCGGGAAAACGCATTCGTAAACAGTTTGCGACAAAAAGTGAGGCGCTCTCTTATGAGCGCCGTTTAATGAATAGTAGAGTTGGAGACGAGTTTCAAGATGGTTCTGGTCCTCGTCTTTCTGAGTTGATTGCTCGTTGGTTTGAGATGTACGGTAAAACCTTGTCCTCTGGTGCAGAGCGCAAAGTCAAACTTGAGGCGATTTGTTCCAGGCTGGGAGATCCATTTGCTTCTCAGTTTGACAAAAATATGTTTGCCACTTATCGGGAAAGAAGGTTATCAGGAGAGTGGAATCCCAAGGGGAAGAAAAAACTTAGTGAAGCAACCGTTAATCGCGAGCAGTCATATCTACATGCTGTTTTTGCCGAACTGAAGCGCCTTGGGGAGTGGTCTGGTGAAAACCCCCTGACTGGTATTCGCAAGTTTCGTGAGGAAGAAAAGGAACTGGCGTTTCTGTATGTAGATGAGATTGAACGCCTTCTGATTGCGTGTGATGAGTCACGGAATAAAGATTTGGGGGTTGTTGTCCGTATTGGGCTTGCGACTGGTGCTCGGTGGAGTGAAGCAGAAGGGTTAAAGCAATCTCAAGTACTGCCCGGTCGAATCACATTTGTTAAAACTAAAGGAAAGAAGAACCGCACTGTACCGATTTCACCTCAATTGCAGGCTATGCTTCCCAAAAAACGAGGAGCGCTATTTTCACCATGTTATGAGGCTTTTGACGCTGCAATTAAGAGAGCGAAGATCGAGCTTCCTGATGGGCAATTAACTCATGTGCTACGTCACACGTTTGCCAGTCATTTTATGATGCGGGGCGGAAATATTCTTGTGTTGCAAAAAATACTGGGGCATAGCGATATAAAAATGACTATGCGTTATGCGCATTTTGCTCCAGGTCATTTAGAGGCTGCTGTTGAATTGAACCCTTTTGACAATAGAGGGTAAAAAGTGGCGATAAAAAGTGACAATAGATTCAAATGGCGTTGTATAGAGCCATTTTCAAAGTTAATAAAATCATAAGGTTATGATTTATAAATGGTGGTTGATAGTTTTTAAAATCCCTCGGCGTTCGCGCTGTGCGGGTTCAAGTCCCGCTCCGGGTACCATGGGAAAGACAAGAATAATCAAAGCAATAAGCAGTGTCGTGAAACCACCTACGGGTGGTTTTTTTGTGCCTGAAATTCACGCCCTGTGCATATCCTGTGCTCACGGGGTGCAATGAGCCGCAATCTCCAGCCTGGCAATGCCGAATCGAACGTGTCGCCTCCAGCATAGAGAACCAGGCCGCTTTGCCTGTTTTCCGGTACTCTTCCGGGAAGGGTGGCCTGCTGAGCAAGTTGTAATGCTCTGGCCGCCCTTAGTACAAAGTTGCTTAATTCGTGCAATCACCTCATCTCTGTACTTCTGGTGTCCGCGCATAGCCCTTGGATGGGCAATTCTGAAACAGATTGTATTACCTGTTTTGAACTCCCACAGCTTCCCCGGAATGACTGAAGAAGTCTCATAACCGCCCAGCTCAGTAAGCACCTGTTTAATGATGTAGTCTGTTCTCCGGGCTCCGGATGCAAAGATCATGAAATCAGGCTCAAGGTGTTTAATTTGTACCGCCAGCAGCTTCAGCGAGGCTAATATGACTTCCTGCACTTCATTTTGAGGGCGATTGAGAGGGGTCAGTCCGTCGTAATCCCACGCCAGTAGATTGGCATACACGATAGCCTGAGGAGGAATATTAAGCTCCCGGGCCAGCCTGAAATGATATTGCGTGAAGCGGCTACGTGATTTGAGGTTGGTGGTGCCATCATTTTGTACCGGAAGATGTTTCCTGTAACGATCTACAGCTTCTTCAACCACCTGCCCGATGGTGACGTCAGGCATAAGTCCCAACACCCGTGATATCGTATTCTTACCATTCAGCGTATTCCAGCCTGCGGTTTCACGTCTAACCAGCATGATTTTTACCGGTGAATGCCAGTATTCTTCAAACGGCACGGGTAAAAAGACGCCTGAGTATTTATCTTCATTCAGGTTAAATGACTGGGCGTCAACTTCCTGTAATATCCGTTTGTACGCGTCTAATAGCCTTTCCATTCTTCAATCCTGCCCCGTAATAAAAACACCTTCAGATATATATTATTTTCATGATATCAATCAGATATATGAGGATAAATATGCAAAAATCCTTCCGATTCACCAATTCATCCATCAAAGCCCTTCCGGCAAACACAGATACCCGATCTACAGAGCTTGAGGTATCCGATACTGAGGTCATTGGCCTCAAATGCCTCTCAGGTCGAACGGGTAACAAACGTTTCCTCCTGCGCTACACATTCCACGGTACCAAAAAAAGTATCAGTATTGGCAGATTCCCTGAAATTGATGTGGGGACAGCCCGTCAGATAGCTCGTCGTCACAAGGAGGCGATTGCACTGGGAAATGACCCTAAGGCAGAACGCGATAATTATCGTGCTATGCCAACGCTTAGTGAGTTTTTTCACCAGACCTATGTTCCGTTCATCAAACGCCATAAAAAGTCCTGGGATAAGGATGTTCAGCGTTTCACGCAATACATTGAACCTTGTCTGGGGAAGATACGTTACTGTGACCTTCGGGCCCGGGAAATCCAGCAGGTGCTTTTCGACATGCTTGAGGGTCGTATTCACGGGCAGCAATATGCGCCGTCTACCTGTAACAGAGCCCTTGCTATTCTGAAAACGATGGGGCGTTATGCGTTGCGACAGGATGTGCTGGAAAAGAATGAAGCCGATAAGATCCCTTTACTGAAAGAGAATAATCAGCGGACGCGCTTTTTTGATGCTGATGAGATCAGGCGCATTCTTGACGCTGCTACCCAATATCCCAACAAAGCTGCCGGGGGATTGATAGCCATGTTGTTGTTAACCGGTACACGCAAAACAGAAATGCTTAATGTCAGGCATGAACATATCGACCGGGCCAATCGTACTCTGTTCATTCCTTATACAAAAAATGGTCGCAGTCGGACGGTATATCTAAGCGATGCCGCATTATCGATTATTGATGCTATCCCACGAGTTGGCAGTAATCCGTATCTGTTCGCCATTAAGGATAATGGCAAACCGATATCGGAACCCCGATGGGCATATGAAAAAATACTGGCACAGTGCGGTATAGACAAGAATGAAGTCTGTTTTCACACCACACGTCATTCTGTTGCCTCTTTACTGGTTTCGAGTGGTCAATTCAGCCTGTATGACGTTAAAGCCCAACTGGCGCATGCCAGTATTCAGAGTACAGAACGTTACGCGAAATTAACACCGGAACGTATGCGTCAGACAGGGCAGGGAGTGACTGACCTGCTTCTGAATACTGCGGCTACGAAGCAGATGTGACTACTTTTTAGCAAACTATAAATATGGAGAATGAGGATGCATTTAAAATGCCCACAGTGTGGCAGTTGTAATACATTGATAAGTTCAGCAGGAAAACTGCCATCGATAACCGATAATAAACACTCTGGGTATATTAGCCTGGAGTTTTTACCTGAAATACTGAAAGAAATTATTAAGGCTATTAAAAAACTATTTGGATTCCTTGAACAGTGTGAAAGGAATAATGCTCCAGTGCTTATCTGTATGGACTGTGGATATTATGAAAGAATTTAAATAGAAAACCAATAACTGTAAATAATAGTTATGCGGATGTATAAAAACCTCGATACGTTAATCGTATCGGGTTTTTTGTTTATGAGGATTATTCAATGAAATTTGTCTCGAACTGGCAAGACCTGCCGTCGCTCCTTCTTCCGGAGTCAGTAATGAGTCTGTTGAAAACAGAGCTGGTACTCCCATTTGAAGATGAATACTCTGCAATGAGTTTCTGGGATGAAGTCGGGGTGACATTAATATATGTCGAGCCCGATGATGTACCTGAAGATATTAAAGCGCAGGTATTAAATGTGATTCATCAGTTAATTGCAAATCCAGAATTTGTAGTCCGTCTGACAGATGACTATTACCTGATGCTTTCTGTTACGGAAGATAACGGGAACGGTATTTATCTGTTATTTCACCCCGATTGCCCTCTGAAGGGTATTGATTTATTAATTTCTATGGCCGAATCACGCTATTAAACACAAGCAAAACCAGGAACGCAAAATGAGTAAATCAAAATTAGTTAAAAATAATGTTGAGTCAGTTTCGAAGGAGATTAAAAATGAGGCAGAGGTTATTCATGAAAATCTCAGTGCAGATGAACAAACATTATCTGATGTAAAAGACTATCAGTTGCTCATTGAAACAGGCCAGGCAGAAAAAATCAGTCCTAAGGCAAGTGGTATGCTGACATGGCAACTGGCGATATCAGAGGTGGATAATGAACTTTATCTTCGTCTGGTGGCAAATGGCTGTGGAGGGTTGTTCTCTAAGGACTGGATCTCACTTTCAAAGATTGCAACTGTTCTGGAAACACAACCTGCTACCGGCTTCTCATCCGGAGTATTCAGGCCGCTATTCAAAGGGGCAAGCGCCAACAATGCAGGTTTTCTGGCTGCTGTTTTACGCTCCCCGGATATATGTCTGCTGGAGGCACATCCAGAGAAGTTATTTACTCATGTATTATACCCGGACTGGAGGGAGCGGTTGAATAAACTTAATACGATCAGTAGCCAGGAAAAGATTACAGAGGATTAATTTATTTCCTGCACTGTTATACAACCAGAAATCACCACACACCACTATTTACTTTCTAAAGGAAAATGGTAGTGACTCCAACTTACTGATAGTGTTTTATGTTCAGATAATGCCCGATGACCTTGTCATGCAGCTCCACCGATTTTGAGAACGACAGTGACTTCCGTCCCAGCCTTGCCAGATGTTGTCTCAGATTCAGATTATGTCGCTCAATGCGCTGAGTGTAACGCTTGCTGATAACGTGCAGCTTTCCCTTCAGGCGTGATTCATACAGCGGCCAGCCATCCGTCATCCATACCACGACCTCAAAGGCCGACAGCAGGCTCAGAAGACGCGCCAGTGTGGCCAGAGTGCGTTCACCGAAAACGTGCGCCACAACTGTCCTCCGTATCCTGTCATACGCGTAAAACAGCCAGCGCTGACGTGATTTAGCACCGACGTAGCCCCACTGTTCGTCCATTTCCGCGCAGACAATCACATCACTGCCCGGTTGTATGCGCGAGGTTACCGACTGCGGCCTGAGTTTTTTAAGTGACGTAAAACCGTGTTGAGGCCAACGCCCATAATGCGGGCAGTTGCCCGGCATCCAACGCCATTCATGGCCATATCAATGATTTTCTGGTGCGTACCGGGTTGAGAAGCGGTGTAAGTGAACTGCAGTTGCCATGTTTTACGGCAGTGAGAGCAGAGATAGCGCTGATGTCCGGCGGTGCTTTTGCCGTTACGCACCACCCCGTCAGTAGCTGAACAGGAGGGACAGCTGATAGAAACAGAAGCCACTGGAGCACCTCAAAAACACCATCATACACTAAATCAGTAAGTTGGCAGCATCACCCAGAGTATACAATGCTTAAAATTATGGCGTTACTTATATTATTAATTGCAGTTGGGTAAATATGCAGGTTGCTTATCAATTCTGAAAGGCAAAGTAAAACACCAGTGATGTTAGGTTTTCTGCCAGATATTGTGGTGGTGTTGAAAATGTGCCGATTCTTACGACTTATATTGACAAATTTATGAGTGCAGAACTCTATATGTTCGACGATTTTATCTTGACTATTTTTAATGTATTTTGAAATGTTAGTGATTCGTCCATTCAACGTTAGCTCATCAAGTAATATGTCATTTTTAATACTGCGAATTTCATCGCAATGTTTAGATTCAAAAACTATCTCATGTAATACATAACTCGACGTATTGCGGGGTGACGCTGATATGTAATCTAAAATAGAAGGCTCGATTTTGATTTTTTGTTTGTATTTTTTAATGCACTGTTTGATTATTTTTTGTAGAGTATTTGAGATGTGTTTTTTATATTCTTTTAGAAAATCATGCTCTAAAAAGAGTGAGGAGAAGATCAACTGCTGGCGAGATAATTTAATCTCAGGCTTGATCAATTTAATCCGGAAAACTCTTCCCTCCAACTCATAGCTGAACATGGAAGATAAGTCATAGTGGGGTGATAAATGTTCGAGTAACGACATTCGTGTATTCATTAGCCGCTTGAATTTATGGTCAGCATACATAAGTATTTTTTTTATTTGCTCATCGTAAAGTGGGCCGATAACGCAATTAGCAATACTCATACTATCCGGAGACCTCCAGTCAACAGGGGAATCACATTGACGGCCACCATTACAATCAAAGGGTATCAACTTTGCCGATTATGGATCATGTCAGCTTCACACACCAGAATGGGTGATATATGGATCATCATTACCCCAACGGCAGTTTTACACCATGGCTAATATGGATGCTATCTTACTAAGATAATTGGTTTTTAGCGAGTGACGAGCCAGGTTGTGTCAGTCTGTCTCATGTCGATATTACGGGGATGATGCAAACCTGAATGCTGCGATATTGGCGTGTCAGGGGAGGCATCTTACGGTATCATTTACCGCAATTTTTAAGATGCAAAGCCCTGCATCGCTAGCTTTTTCTTCAGACCAGGATGATTCATGAACGACAAAATCAGTCAGGACACGATCAACAAAGCCCTGTGGGCCGCGTGTGATACGTTCCGTGGCACCATCAGTGCTGATACCTATAAAGACTTTATCCTTACCATGCTGTTCCTTAAGTACATTTCGGATGTCTGGCAGGATCATTACGATGAATATAAAAAACAGTATGGTGATGCACCAGAACTCATTGAAGCCATGATGTCGAATGAACGTTTCGTATTGCCGAAAAGCGCCAGTTTCTATGCGCTGTATGAACGTCGTCATGAACCGGGCAATGGTGAGCGCATCGACCAGGCTCTGCATGCGATTGAAGAAGCTAATGGCACCAAACTGAAAGACGCCGGGAAAAGCGTGTTCCAGGATATTTCGTTTAACACCGATCGCCTAGGTGAAGAAAAACAGAAGAACACCATCCTGCGTCAGCTGCTGGAAGACTTTGCCGGTCAAGATCTTAACCTGAAGCCGAGCCGTGTCGGTACGCTGGACGTTATCGGTAATGCCTACGAATATCTGATCAAAAACTTTGCTGCCAGCGGTGGGCAGAAAGCCGGGGAATTCTATACCCCACCAGAAGTTTCGGACCTGATTGCAGAACTGCTCGATCCGCAACCGGGTGATACCATCTGCGATCCGGCCTGTGGTTCCGGTTCATTATTGATGAAGTGTGGGCGTAAAATTGTCTCCGGGCATGATAGTCGTAACTATGCATTGTTCGGTCAGGAAGCGATCGGTTCTACGTGGTCGCTGGCGAAAATGAATATGTTCCTGCACGGGGAAGACAACCATAAAATCGAGTGGGGCGATACCATTCGTAACCCGAAGCTGCTCGATAAAAATGGCGACCTGATGCTGTTTGATATCGTGACCGCTAACCCACCGTTCAGCCTCGATAAGTGGGGCCATGACGAGGCCGAGAACGATAAGTTTGGCCGTTTTCGTCGCGGTGTACCGCCGAAGACTAAAGGCGATTACGCCTTTATCTCACATATGATCGAAACCCTGAAACCAGGAACGGGGCGTATGGGCGTAGTTGTGCCACACGGTGTGCTGTTCCGTGGTTCCAGCGAAGGTAAAATTCGCCAGAAACTGATCGACGAAAATCTGCTGGATGCCGTCATTGGCTTGCCGGAAAAACTGTTCTACGGTACAGGTATTCCTGCTGCGATTCTGATTTTCAAAAAACAGAAAGTGGATGACAAGGTACTGTTTATCGATGCCAGCCGTGAATATAAGGCGGGCAAAAACCAGAACCAGCTCAGCGCAGAAAATATCCAGAAGATCGTTAACACCTATCGTGAAGGCGATAACGTCGAGAAATACGCCTATCTCGCCAGCCTGAAAGAGATTCAGGACAACGACTATAACCTTAATATTCCACGCTATGTCGATACCTTTGAGGAAGAAGACGAAATTGATTTGCTGGCGGTACGTGCTGAGCGTGAGCAACTGAAAGCGGAACTGGTAAAGCTGGAAATGGAGATGGCTGGGTATTTGAAAGAATTAGGGTACGATTGGCAGAAAGATTCCGAGGGCACACAAAAAATAAACTCTGCGGAAGTGAATTTTGGAGATTTTGAATGACTCTTAAATGGGAAAAGGTTCGTTTAGGAGATGTCGCAGAATTACAACGTGGTTTTGATCTACCCAGTACTAAGCGTATTGAAGGGGAGATTCCTATTGTTTCATCAAGTGGAATAACAGGCTTCCATGTTGAAGCGAAGGCAAAGGCTCCAGGAGTTGTCACTGGGCGATATGGTTCGATTGGTGATGTTTTTTATTTAGAACAGGATTTTTGGCCATTAAATACATCCTTATGGGTTAAAGATTTTCATGGAAATGACGAAAAATTTATCTACTTTCTGTTGAGTAACTTTGACTTTAAAAAATTTAGTGACAAAACAGGTGTGCCCGGTGTTAACCGTAATGACTTGCATGCAGTGAATGTATTACTGCCGCCACTCTCGGAGCAAAAGAAAATCGCCCAAATCCTGTCAACCTGGGATAAAGCTATTTCGGTGACGGAAAAGCTTCTCACCAACAGCCAGCAGCAGAAAAAAGCCCTGATGCAGCAATTACTTACCGGGAAGAAACGCTTGCTGGATGAGAGGGGGGGCAGGTATGGTGGTGAGTGGCATCGTGCTGAGCTTGGCGCAGTTTTAGATTATATGCAGCCAACCCCTTATCTAGTTGATTCTACTGATTATAATGATAGTTACTCAATCCCAGTTCTTACAGCAGGTAAAAGTTTCATTCTTGGCTATACCAATGAAGAACATGGTATTTATCATGCACCTTTGCCTGCCATAATTTTTGATGATTTCACGACTGATAGTAAGTTCGTCGATTTTGAATTCAAAGCAAAATCCAGTGCGATGAAAATTCTTACAGCCAAAAAAGGAGTATCTGCAAAGTATATTTTTGAAGCAATGCAAATGTTGAAATTTAAAATAGGTGGGCATCAGCGGCATTGGATTTCAATTTATTCCAACTTAGTAATACCTATTCCAGATGCCAAGGAACAACAAAAAATCGCCGCCGTCCTTTCCGCTGCAGACGCCGAAATCTCCACACTGGAGAAAAAACTCGCCTGCCTGAAAGACGAGAAAAAAGCCCTGATGCAGCAGTTACTGACCGGAAAACGTCGGGTGAAAATCGATGAGGCTGTTGCTGCATGAAACTGACGAAAAGTGGTCCACTGACTGACCGGGAAATCGACTGGCTGGAAGAGGTGTTGATGAAATACGGCAATGATGACTCTGTGCTCTGTTTCTCTGAGCTGGATGGCTTTCTGACGGCGATTGTCTCTGGCCCGAATACGATTTCCCCTAATACCTGGCTCAGTGCTATCTGGGGGCGAGGTGATTACCACCCTCGCTGGACCACTGAAAAAGAGATGACGCGTTTTGTGGGGCTGTGTTTTCAGCATATGAACGATATCGCTGGCTGCCTGTATGAGGCCCCTGAACAGTTTGAACCGATTTTCAATGAGCGTGAGGTAAAGGGGGAAAAATATACCATTGTGGAAGAGTGGTGTTTTGGTTATATGAAAGGAAAGTCACTGGATGACTGGTCTGGTCTTCCCGGTGAGTTACGGCCTTCTCTGGAAGTGATCGCTCTTCATGGCGTGGAGAAGAATTTTCCTGTACTTGAGAAAATGACCGGAGAGCAGTTTGAGAAAAGTATTTCCCTTATTCAGCCTGCTGCACTGGCACTTTATCAGTACTGGTTGTCAGTGAGAATGTCAGAGGCATCATCCCGGCCTGTTCCAGTGAAGGGGGCAGAAAACATGCCCGGGCGAAATGACCCGTGTCCGTGTGGCAGCGGTAAAAAATTTAAGAAGTGCTGTCTGCATTGATGAATCTTCATGTGACCAGTAGCGAGTAGCGCCAGAAAGAAAAGGATTAATGATGAACCAGACGTACACGCCAAAATTCCAGGAAGAATACAGCGCCAAAATTCCGGCACTGACGTTACTGACCAGCCTCGGCTGGACGTTTTTATCTCCGAAACAGATTATGGATTACCGGGGCTATAAACAGGATGAGGTGGTGCTGCGTCCGGTTCTGCGTGAAGAGCTGTCGAAGCGTTCCTTTATGGCGGGTGGCAAAACCTGCCAGTTATCGGAAAAAGCACTGGATAACCTGATATCACAGGTCTGTTCTCCGGCGCTCAATGAAGGGCTGCTCAAAGCCAATGAACGGATGTATAACCATCTGCTCTACGGTATCGCCGTCACGGAGTTTGTCGATGGCAAGAAGGTCAACCCCACCATTGCGCTGATCGACTGGGAACATCCGGAAAATAACCAGTTCCATTTTACTGAAGAATTTACGGTATTGCGGTCAGGTGGTGTTGAAACCCGGAGGCCAGATATTGTCTGCTTTGTTAATGGTATCCCGCTGGCTGTTATTGAAGCGAAAAGCCCGGCTGGTCATGGCAAGAAAGGGCCAACCATTGACGAGGGGATATCCCAGAGTATCCGCAACCAGTTCAACGATGAAATCCCGCAGCTGTTTGTCTACAGCCAGTTATTACTTTCGATTAACGGTCATGACGGGCGCTACGGTACATGCCATACGCCAATGAAATTCTGGGCGGCATGGCGCGAAGAAGATATTACCGATGCGCAGATGTATGCTCTGCGCAACCATCCTTTATCGACTGAACAAATTCATGCGTTGTTTGATCATCGTCCATCAGCCGATCTCAACTGGTACCAACAGTTAATCGCCGCCGGTGAACTGGCTGTCAGTGGACAGGACAAACTGCTCATCAGCCTGCTTTCGCCGGAACGTCTGCTGGAGATGACCCGCTTCTTCACTCTGTTTGATAAAAAGACCGGGAAAATTGTCGCCCGCTATCAGCAGGTGTTCGGTATTAAAAGACTGCTGGAGCGCATCAGTACCCGCAGACCCGATGGGGGCAGGGAAGGTGGTGTTATCTGGCATACCACCGGCTCTGGCAAATCGTACACCATGGTGTTCCTCAGCAAGGCGCTGATTCTTCATGACAGCCTGAAGCGGTGTCGTATCGTGGTGGTGACGGACCGTATCGATCTTGAAGAACAGCTCAGCAGTACCTTTGCATCCGGCGGCGAGTTGGCCGGGAAAAAAGACAAAGCCAATGCAATGGCGACATCCGGGCAGATGCTGGCGAAACAGATTGGCTCTGGTAAAGAACGCATCATTTTCACCCTAATCCAGAAATTTAATTCAGCGACAAAACTTCCTGAATGCGTCAATACCAGCCCCGATATCATCGTTCTGATTGATGAAGGACACCGTAGCCAGGGTGGTGAGAACCATGTGCGAATGAAACTGGCACTGCCGAACGCCGCCTTTGTAGCATTTACTGGTACGCCATTGCTAAAAGAAGATAAGACCACCAATAAATTCGGACCGATTGTCCACGCTTATACCATGCAGCGAGCGGTAGAAGATAAAGCCGTTACACCTTTGCTGTATGAAGAACGTATTCCCGACCTTGAGGTTAACGATCGGGCAATAGATGCCTGGTTTGATCGTATTACCGATGGGTTAAGCGAAGCGCAAAAAGCCGACCTTAAGCGTAAATATGCCCGTAAAGGTGAGGTTTATAGTGCAGATGATCGCATCCGTCTGATCGCACTCGATATCGCCACGCACTTCTCGAAGAATATTGATGAGGGACTGAAAGGCCAGCTTGCCTGCGACAGCAAGATTTCCGCCATCAAATATAAAAAGTATCTTGATGAAGCCGGGTTGTTTGAGTCAGCTGTAGTTATCAGCCCGCCGGATACCCGGGAAGGGAATACTGAGGTGGATGAAAGCAAACTGCCGGAAGTGACGAAATGGTGGAAAGATAACGTCGGCACGCAGGATGAGTCTGTGTATACCCGCAATATCATCAGTCGTTTCGATACCGATGAGAAGCTCAAATTGCTGATAGTCGTTGATAAACTGCTCACCGGGTTTGATGAGCCGAAGAATACCGTGCTGTATATCGACAAGCCGCTTAAGTCCCACAACCTTATCCAGGCGATTGCGCGGGTGAACCGACTGCATCCACTAAAAAAGTTCGGTCTGCTGATTGATTATCGCGGTATTCTGGCTGAGCTGGACACGACTATCGGCAAATATCAGGACCTCGCCTCCCGAACTCAGGGCGGATACGACATCAAAGATATTGACGGGCTGTACAGCGCCATGAGCTCTGAATACAAGCGCCTGCCGCATCTGTATAACCAGCTGTGGGCCATATTTGCTGGTGTCAAAAACAAAAATGATACTGAGCAGTTACGTGCGGTACTGGTGCCTAAAATGGAAGAACGTGACGGAGAGATGGTCGATATCCATCAGAAAACCCGTGATGATTTCTTCGAGGCGTTAACGGCCTTTGCCGGATGCCTGAAAGTGGCATTGCAGTCCGCCACCTTCTTCACCGACAAGAGCTTTACGGAACAAGACCGAAATCTCTATAAAGAAACCGTAAAACAGATGTCCAGCCTGCGCCAGTGGGCGATGCAGGTAAGTGGAGAGCAGGTCAATTATGACGACTACGCTGAGCAGGTGAAAAAACTGCTGGATAAGCATGTCACCGGCGTTGAGGTTCGTGAACCGGATGGCGTGTATGAAGTCGGTAAAATGGGCAAGAGCGAAAAGCCCGAAGAGTGGGACAACAATAAAACCCGCAATGAAACCGACATCATTAAAACCCGTGTGACAAAGATGATTGAGCAGGAGCTGCGTGATGACCCGTATGCTCAGGAAGCCTTTTCAAAACTCCTGCGTATGGCTATTGAAGAGGCTGAAAAACTGTTCGACCATCCGTTGAAACAGTATCTCTTGTTCCGTGAATTTGAAGAACAGGTTGAAGCCCGTAAGCTCAGCGATATCCCGGATGCACTGGCGGTAAACAAGCATGCTCAGGCGTATTACGGTGTATTTAAAAAAGAGCTACCAGAGGTTTTTGCGGTAAACGACGTTCAGGTGCAGGATAAGTGGACGAAGCTGGCTTTTGAAGTGGACAACATTATCGTCAAAGCGGTGGCAGAAAACTCCCTGAACCCACAGGATATTGAAAAAGCCGTTAAGACAAGTCTTTTGCCGCTGCTGTTTACGGCCTGCCGGGAGATGGGTGCCGGAATGAATCAGGTTAACCGTATTGTGGAAACCATCATCCAGATACTGCGCGTTGGTTTGATGAAATCATGAGTGAAAAAGAATCGCCATCAATGAAAGCGTTACGCATTGTTTATGGTGATGAGGTCATCACCGTACAGTGTGTTCCGCGTCAGGTCGTAAAGGGCAGGGTGCTCATCAAGGTTTATCCGGACTGCCGGGTTGTGGCCTCTGTACCGCCTGAAACACCGGAGCACGAGGTATTGTCTGCGCTGAAAAAACGAGGGCGCTGGATATACCAGCAACTGCGTGATTTCAGGGTGCAACAGACACACATTGTTCCGCGTCAGTATGTCAGCGGAGAAAGCCATTATTATCTCGGTAAGCAATATCAGTTGAAAGTGACAGAAGACGCTACTGTGCCGCAACGAGTGAAAATGTTGCGTGGGCGTCTGGAAGTGACTGTCAGACACAAATCGGCAGAAAAGATTAAAGCCTTGCTGGCTGAATGGTATCGGGAACGCGCCAGAGATGTTTTTCAGCGCAGGCTTGATTTACTGATTCCGCAGACCCTTTGGGTCAGTGAGCGTCCTCCGATACGTCTGCGGGCGATGCAAACGCAATGGGGCAACTGCTCTGCAAAAGGCTGTCTGACCCTGAATCCATGGCTGGTTAAGGCATCCTCAGAATGTATCGATTATGTCTTGCTACATGAGTTATGCCATGTGGCTGAGCACAACCATAGTGAGGAGTTTTACCGCTTGATGGGGCAGGTTATGCCGGGGTGGGAAAAGGTTAAGAAGCGACTGGATGGTATGGCTGGGATGTTGTTGGCAGATATGTAGTTTCTAACTTATTCCAATGGGCTCATTTGTCGGTGATGCTGCCAACTTACTGATTTAGTGTATGATGGTGTTTTTGAGGTGCTCCAGTGGCTTCTGTTTCTATCAGCTGTCCCTCCCGTTCAGCTACTGACGGGGTGGTGCGTAACGGCAAAAGCACTGCCGGACATCAGCGCTATCTCTGCTCTCACTGCCGTAAAACATGGCAACTGCAGTTCACTTACACCGCTCCTCAACCCGGTACGCACCAGAAAATCATTGATATGGCCATGAATGGCGTTGGATGCCGGGCAACAGCCCGCATTATGGGCGTTGGCCTCAACACGATTTTACGTCACTTAAAAAACTCAGGCCGCAGTCGGTAACCTCGCGCATACAGCCGGGCAGTGACGTCATCGTCTGCGCGGAAACTGCTGGGATAACAGTCCAATGGAGCGCTTCTTCCGGAGTCTGAAGAACGAATGGGTGCCGGCGACGGGCTATGTAAGCTTCAGCGATGCAGCTCACGCAATAACGGACTATATCGTTGGATATTACAGCGCACTAAGACCGCACGAATATAATGGTGGGTTACCGCCAAACGAATCAGAAAACCGATACTGGAAAAACTCTAACGCGGTGGCCAGTTTTTGTTGACCACTTCATACCGCAGGAGGCATGATGGAGAGCATTAATAATCAAGTGCAGTCGGTACGCCAGTTGCTGGCCATTCCCCAACTGGCCATCCCAAGCTATCAGCGACCTTACCGCTGGGGCTCCAAGAATATCTCGGATCTCTTTACCGATTTGGCAACCCATCAGGACAAGAGCGCCTACCGGCTGGGCTCGGTGGTGTTTCATCAGCACACCGATAGTGAGCAGGGCGAGATGCTTGATATCGTCGATGGTCAGCAACGCACCCTGACCCTGATGTTGACCGTCAAGGCGCTGATCGAGGTGCTGGATAACGAAAATCGCAGTGGCAAAGAGAAGAGTATCCGGTTTCAACGTCAGGATCTGCGTGAGCAATTGCAGGTCTTGCGTGGACCTATCGATGCGTTTATGCAGCGCCAGCGCTTCCCCAGCCGGGATTCGGAGTTCAACCTCAGACGTAACTATCTGGAGTTGCGTCGGCTGGTGGCCCGCCCTGAGTTTGACGAGCAGCAAATTGACTTTCTGCTCAACCGCTGTCAGGTGGTCTGCTTTGTACTGCAGGATATCTCGGAGGCGTTCCAGTTCTTCGATTCGCAAAATGCCCGGGGGCGCGATCTGGCTCCTCACGATCTGCTCAAGGCATTTCACCTGCGCGAGTTTGCCGGTCATGAGGCCAATCTCAAGGCCGAGGCGGTCGCCCATTGGGAGCGCCAGCCAAGCGACGAGCTGGCCAATCTGTTCGCCCTCTATCTCTATCGGGTACGCCAGTGGGCCGAGGGCAAGTCGGCCCGCTACTTTGGCAAGGGGGAGGTGGATCTCTTCAAGGGGGTCAACCTAGATCGGGTAGGGCATTATCCTTACGTGGAGTCGCTGCGCATCGCCCACCACTTTGTCGATGAGTACAACAGCCAGTACCAGCGCAAGATTGACGGCCAGTACATGACGTTTCCCTTTCATCTCGACCAGATGATCATCAATGGTCGGCGCTTTTTCGAGATGGCCGAGTACTACCAGACGCGGGTGGCCGCCATCGTGGCCGAGGAGTCTGATTCCGGCAAGGCGCAATCTGCCACCCTGCTCGGCGAAACGCTGACACCGATGGCCAGCAAGGTGCTATCGACCCTGGGCAGCTACGAGCGTCGCCACCGCACCGGGGATCGTTATGTGCGGGCCATGTTCGACTGCGCCCTGATCTTCTATATCGACAAGTTCGGCAGCCAAGGGCTGTCACTGGCCATCGAGAAGTGCTTTATCTGGGCCTATCGCTGCCGCATCCGCCAGCAGGTAGTGCAGTTGGCAACCATGGATAACTATGTGCTGGAGCACAATCTGATCCGTGCCATTCGTGATGCTCGTCTGCCGGGAGATCTGCACGGCTTCCCTTTGCCTAGCATGAGCAGTCGAGAGAACAAGAACAATCGCAATGGTGCCGAAGATGAGCTGGTCGGGCTGTTTCGGGAGATGAAATATTATGAATGATGCAGGCGTTCGCCCCTTTTCCATTCGTGCACTGCTTGAAGATCGCGCCCGCTATCTGGTGCCCATGTACCAGCGCAACTATGCCTGGGGTGAGGGAGAGATCACCCAGCTGCTGCAGGATGTGCTGGATTATCAGCAAAAATTGGTCAGTGGTAAGGGGCCGCAAACCTACTATATCGGCACCCTGGTGGTGTTTGCCCGGGACGATGGCAGTTTCGAGGTAATCGATGGCCAGCAGCGCTTTACTACCCTCTCTCTGCTGGCCAATTGGCTCAAACATCACGCGATAGATTCGGTGGATATGAGCTGGTATCAGACCATCAACCTCGCTTTTGAGAGTCGCCCGATATCGAGCCATACCTTCGAGCGCTTATGGCAGGGTGTTGCCCCCGACGATTTGCGGGGGAGTACCTTCAATGAAGGTTTGGTGAACGGTTTTGAGCTGATTGGCAAGGCAATGGCGGATCTTGGTTTGGTAGGGGCTAAACTGACGGCCTTTTGCGACTACCTCTTCAAGCATGTGCAGATCTCTCGTATCGAAGTACCCAAGGATACCGATCTCAATCACTTCTTCGAGGCGATGAACAATCGCGGCGAGCAGTTGGAAAAGCATGAAGTGATCAAGGCGCGGCTGATGGAGACGCTGAACCAGATACCCGAGGAAGAGCATCGTCGCCAAAGTATTCATATCCTGACCCGGGTATGGGATGCCTGCGCCAATATGGAGCGCTATATCCAGTACGGCTTTACCCCGCAAGAGCGCCACCGTCTGTTTGGTGAGAGCGACTGGGGTCAGTTTGTGCCCCGTGATTTTGCCCATCTGCTTGAACTGCTAGGATCCCCAAACACGGCCGACGCTGCCGATAAAAGCCGTGCAGCTGCCGGTAGCCAAGGGCGCACCTTGTTGGCCATTTTGCAGGATGACAAGCTTGATGGTGAGCAGACGGTGGAGGAGGAGAGCGCAGGCTCCGAGCGCTTTAACAGCGTCATCAACTTCTCCAACTTCTTGCTCCATGTGCTGCGACTCGTGAGCCGCGACCCGGGTGATACGGAGGGGGTGCCGCTTGATGATAAACAACTGGTCGATCAGTTTGAGCTGCGAGTGATAAGGCAACCGGATCCAGTAGCGGCAGTTCAGCGTTTTATCTATGGCCTGTTAAAGAGCAAGTATCTGTTTGATCAGTTCATCATCAAGCGCGAGTTTGCCGATGGCAAGGATAGTTGGAGTCTGAAGCGGCTGCACTGGTATTCGGAAAAGAGCGTCAGTTACATCAATACCTTTGACAAGGATGAAAATGAGAATGGTTTCTCTGGTGTTAACCGGCGGGTCCTGATGTTGCTGTCGGCGTTTCATGTGTCGACCCCGACCCTGGTTTACAAACATTGGCTGAATGGTGCACTGAGATATCTGTTCGACAATTGTCACCCTGATCAACCGGTGGATGCCGGGGCTTATCTGTCCTATCTGGAGAGTCAGGCTCGCCGCTTTGTCTTCCAGCGCTTTTTGGCGCCTGGTGAAGGGGCTTCCTATTACCAGATGCTCTACCTTGATAACGCCCTGTTGCCCGCCATCAATGTGGATGAGAGTTGGCACAAGGTGATTACATCCAAACTTCGCTTCGGTCATATCGAGAACAACTTTGTCTTCAACTTCCTTGACTATCTGCTGTGGGTACGAGATCGGAATAGCGACAAAGTTGCTGGCTCCTTTGAGTTCACTTTCCGCAGCTCGGTGGAGCACTTCTCACCCCAGCATCCGATGGATGGCTATAAACCGGTTGAGCAGAGTGCACTCCATTCGTTTGGCAACCTTTGCCTTATCAGCCACAGCAAGAACTCGCGCTTGAGTAACTTCCAGCCGCAACAGAAGCAGGAGCACTTTGAAGCAAGCCTTGCCAATAACCAGACTGATAGTCTTAAATTGCTTGCTATGATTCGGCTGATGAAAGATAAAGGTCGTTGGCTGGAAGATGAGATAGCTGAGCATCAACAAGATATGTTGCAGGTCTTACTATCCAATCAAATTCAGCAATAACGGATTGAATCTGTTTATGAAATTTGGCTGCTATCAACTAATGGGCGTTAAGTTGATTGTATGATCTGATTGATAAAGAAGGGGAGACTAAAAATCTCCTCTTCTTTGCAGCAGTTTACTGCGGTCTTTTTGTGATGCATCAGCATAAAACGTTTTACTTGTGGACCCCTAAGAAATGGAGAACATTATGTCGACTGTAGATACCTCTACAGCAGAGGAACTCAATCAAGGAGGCTCAGATTTTATTCTGACTTCCCTCGAGGCTATGCGTAAGAAGTTATTGGACCTTACGTCTCGAAATCGACTTTTGAATTTCCCTATCACTCAAAAAGGGTCTTCACTACGTATTGTTGATGAATTACCAGAACAGCTTTATGAAACCCTTTGCTCGGAAATCCCGATGGAATTTGCTCCTGTGCCCGATCCAACTAGAGCGCAGCTGTTAGAGCATGGCTATCTCAAAGTTGGGCCAGATGGTAAAGATATACAGTTAAGAGCTCATCCTAGCGCTAAGTGTCAACGACGGATGAAAAGTGATCCACTTATATCTCCACCAACGGCCCAATATTGATCCACCGTTTTACTCAGGATTAGCTTCTGCTATAACCCCGGCCTTTCGTTTCTGTCTGAGTCGATAGCTTTCTCCTTTGATTTGAACGACATGTGAGTGGTGTAAGATACGGTCCAGCATCGCTGAGGTCAGGGCTGCATCACCGGCGAACGTTTGATCCCACTGCCCGAACGGCAGATTGGATGTCAGGATCATTGCGCTCTTTTCGTAACGTTTAGCGATGACCTGGAAGAACAGTTTTGCTTCTTCCTGACTGAACGGCAGATAGCCTATTTCATCAATGATGAGCAGGCGGGGGGCCATTACTCCACGCTGAAGCGTCGTTTTATAACGCCCCTGACGTTGCGCCGTGGATAACTGAAGTAACAGATCTGCTGCTGTTGTGAAGCGAACTTTGATACCTGCACGGACTGCTTCATAGCCCAT